AGCATCATCAGCAATTTGTTGATCAATGTCTAGGCTGTCATCTGTTGCTTTGCCATAGACAGTAAGTGTGCCATCATCATTTTTATTTGTCTTGACGATTTGAGCGTAGGTGGTTGCTAGGTTTTCCATGGTTCTCCTTATGCTGAGTAAGTAATAACGATTGCGCCAGTATTTGAATTGGCTGCTGAAATTCCATAAATCATATCTCCAGCAGATGCATTAAAAGTTTGTGAAGTTCCTGAGGCAATTAACCGACCAATAGTTGCGCCTGTTGTAGTAATTGCTGAGTCACCAATAAAAATAGAAGCACCGTGTCCGTTATAAATAGAAATTAGAGTTTGTGGTCTAGCGTTTTTATCCACTTGATGTATAAGTGATACCGTTGTTAAAGTCTGTGTGTTGTAATGTTTGAATGCCATTTGTTATTCTCCTTTAGGATATTTCTCTAGTATCAACAATATATGGTGCTATGTCGCACATGCAGTTGGGGTGAACTGGTGGGTCACCATTTACCCATTGTTCGCCAATTTGTATCGGTGACTGGTTGTAGTTTTCTTGGCACTCATCACATGGGTCAGCAACTAGCCACTCAACCATTTCTACACCTGATTCCAAGTATAGTTCTTTACTGGCTTGAACAACTGATCTGCTCATCTCTGTTTGAGCAATAGTCAATGCCCTAACTGGGTCATCTAGTAATTGATCAAGCAAGATAGATACTTGGCTTGGTGCTAATCCCTGATCAAGGGCACCAGCAAGTATTGTGCCTATTCTTTTTACTGTGGTTCTTGTGATTTCATCACTTGTATAACGACCACTTGAGATTAAATGATCAAGGGCAGTTGGTTTTCTCATTAATAATGCGGCTGGTTTATTTCCTGGTGTCCAGTTTGCCCAATTTGTCCTTAAGGCTTGAGCCACTTCATCACGAGAAAGTTCTTTTTTGATCATTAGTTTAGCAATTTCATAATTTGTTATTGCTTCACCTAAGACATAAGCATCTGCATAAATTCTAGTTAAGACATCTCGGATTGGTTTTGTTTCAACAATAACATTGACCATCGCCCAATCTTGTGCCTGTGCTGTGGTTACCCTTACTCCTTCAATATCGGGGTGATGGGCTTGGAACCATGCCTCAGTAACTGAATTTACATCCACAGAAGCAACGATAGCATTTCTAATTGCTCTTATGTGCCGAAGGGCAAGGCGACGCTTTAATCGCTCCCGATTCGGCTTCATTAGATGCCTAGATAGCGTTCAGCATACCAACGGGCGGCATCTAGATCACCAACAGAAACATATTTATTGAGTATCTCTGCATAATCATCTTCTATATGTTCAAAGTTAAAGTTGCGTTTGTGGTTGCCTTTTCTAACCCACTTGAGAAATGTCTTTAATTCTTTTTCAACTGCACTTGTTTCTTCTTCAACTGTTTCTTTAGATTCCAGAGCCTCAGCCTCAGCCACACCAGCCTCAGGGGCAGGAGTGCTACCAATTTCAACTTGGTTCTCAACGGGCGTTGCATCTTCACCGCCAAGAGCGCTTGCGCCAGACGCAGTTGCCGCATCAATAATCCCATCTGGGCTTAAGAAAAATAAACCACTACCAGAATATAGCATTGGCATATCGGCTTGAGGTGTATCAAGTAATGGTAATCCCATATTTGACCGAGCCTCATTAACTGTGCGCCCGCCATTTTTAAGTTCAATATCTACTTTGCGAGCCTCAGCCTCAGTATCTATCTTGCTCTCAAATAGAATCTTAAACTCTAACTCTCTTGGCATACCAAGATATAGATAAGAAATGTTTGTTAGTTGCTTAGACAGCCAATTAGCAAGAGGGGCAATACCAATGCTCTCACCTGATAAAGTTTCGCCTTGTTGCAATCCACTTGCGCCTAATGAACCTGAGCCACTAAAGCCAATTTCTGAAGGCAAGACACCAAAGTGTCCGCAAATGCTTGTGATCAGGTAGTTATCAAATTCTGACTTGAATTTCTCACCATAACCGTCAAACTGTTGAGGTTTGAATCCAGCAGGAAGTATTCTTGCTCGTTTTCTTTGTGCTGTTTGTCCTGCAAGATCATCATTAAAGATATTCTCATAGGCTCTAAGCAATTCAGGATTATTACCAAAGTTAGCATCTGTTTCAAATAGCAACTCAGGCAATACACCATCAGTATATTCAGCCCGTAGCCATTGCTGACGGCGTAGATAGATGTCTGCAATAGGTAAGGCACGCTCAACAGGTGAGAATCCATATACTGTCCAAGAGCGCCTGTTCTTGATCAGGTAAATTAACTCATCTGCTGTAAATTCACCATCTGCATCTTCACCATCTGTGCTTGCCATAAATTCTGAACGTGGGAAGCCAAATAGAATTTGCTGGTAAGCAGGGTTTGGTGCCGCAGGGCGCATACCACGGTCATCAATTAATGGTTTAATTGTTGAACCATCTAGTATTTGTAATCCGTAAAGATCACCGCTCACAGATTGCTGAGGCCATATAGAAAAAGCATCTAATACTAAGATGTCTTCAAGTGCTATGTTAATCCAGTCATTAAAAGTTAAACCATTTGACTTATCAGGTTGCTCCCAAAATTGACGAAGGCGATTAATTTCATCTGTATATTTTGAACGTGCATCTGCCATCGCTCTCACATGATCTTTTCCAGATTCAGATGATATTTTCTCAGAAGCATCTTGGCTCATAACAATATCCCAGTCATAACTGGTAATTTTTGCTTTGATTACTTCAACACATCTTCTTAAGATATCTATTTGATCAGCCGCAGAGCGTAAAGTTGTAAACGGCACCAATCGGGTTGGTGTGATATTGATATTCTGAGCAGTTTGGTATTCATAACGGCGTGGGTCAGCACGACCATCTTCACGAACAGGGTTAATAGAGCCCGGAATTAATGGGTTACCTGGTGTAAAAGGAACTGTCGGCCATATTGGATTGCGTGGCAAAGCAACAGATTGACCATACTGCTGGGTATAAATACCAGCACGATTTACCATGTCTTGTTCAGACATAGTTACTGCCCCTGCTGGTAAATTCGGTGCTTTCTGAATTTCAACCGCAAGGGCTCTTGCTATTCTATCTAGCAGACCCACTGGCTTAGCCTCCTTAGCCTTGGACTACTACGCGATATTGATTTAGAGTAGGTGCGACAGAGAATAGCAGAGTAATTGTATTAACGGTAGCATGGTTTACATCACAAATTACTTCAGCGTAAGAACCTGTGCTTTCATAGACAGTTACTTGGACATCTCTAGTGTTTAAGTTGTGAGTGATGGTGTATGAAGTGGCTGAGCCATCTCCAACATTTGCGTTATATTTAGAAACTACAACTGCACTATCAATAGCAACAGTATTAGTTAATACAGAAATACCATTACCTGCACCGACAGCAAGATCAGTTGTTAGATTAAGACCTGAGGTGGTAGCAAGTTTGATTTCAGCCCCACTTGCACCTGTCTGTAATCCATAACCGCTTCTTGGTGCAAAAGTAAAGTTTGTGCCAGTTAGCAATACACCATTAGATGCTGTGTAAGTTCCTGCACCTGAGAATTGAGCAAAAGTCAATGCTGTGGTGTTTAATGTAATTGGATTATTTGTAGTTAAAACCCAACTTGTGCTTGCTAAAGATGTGCCGTCTTCAACAAAAGTAAACATGCCATCTGTAACTTCAGCAGATGTATTGGCATCTGTTGAGCGTGTTAAGACATAAGGTGTTCCAGCACTACCAACAGTAGTTACTACAAAGATACCGTTATATGGTGCGTTTCCACTTGTCTCATTTTTGACCAAAATACGGTCTGCAACACTTGGGGTAACTCCATCAATAGACAAAGCACCATTAGCATTACCAGTTAATGTGCCACCTGCTGTTGAAGTAAATGTAAAGGCTGATAATGCACCAGTTGTAGCAAGGCGAACTGATGCTTTTACATCTAGTCCTTGTGCTACACCATCTACATAACCTTTATTTGCGGCATCTGTGTCTGCACTTGGTGAGCCTAGACCTGTAAGTTTGTATCCAGCCATAGCCAAATCTTGGGATGGTGTAAAGGCGTGTGTGTGATCTTCTTTAGAAGGTGTAGTTGCTGAACCTGCTGAACCAGCCGCACCGCTAATAGCATTTGGTGTTGCTGTGCCTAAGGCAGGTGTGCCGTGTGTGTGATCAGCCCGAGCGTATGTGGTTGCTGAACCATTACCACTTGAGGCACCATAAGATGTTTGAGCAGTTACTGTGCCAAAGGCATTAGTTTGTGTCCATGTTGAGCCATCTGAGTAATAAAATAAGTATGTGTCTGTTGCATAGTAGATAGTTCCTGCATCTACCGTTCCAGCCGCAGGGCGTGCCGCAAGAAGTCCTGACTGAACAGCATTACCAGCGACTTCCCAGCGTGTGCCATTGTAAATATAAAGTTGGTTATCTACAGTATTGTAGTAAATCTGTCCAGCAGAAGGAGTAGCAGGTGCAGTTGCGAGGTTTTGAATTACCGCATTCTGTAATTCATTTTTAGTAAGGTCAATGCTGACCAAGAATTTTCTTGCCATGTTTTTTCTCCTAGACTATGTACGCAACACCTGTAAAGGCGCCCGTAAATGTGATTACCATTCGGTTTACTGTTGGATAAGTTATTGAACCCTCGCATTGTGTTCCACCTGAATCTAAAACAACCGCAACAGGATTAAAACCTAGGTTGTGGTTAATTGTCCAAGTAGCACTAGATATTGCTTGTGTGTGAGTATAGGCAACATCACCAGGAGTAAAAGCACCAGCAGGTCCTTGAGGACCAGGGGCAGTTACTCGCACCACAGGTTGAGTTACTTGAACTATTACAACTTCACTCATGTTCTGGTCACCTGTGGGCTCACTTCTACTGTTCCTTGAACAAGTCGGGTTACTACATTTGCTGGTGAAGTAATTTCTAAGTCATAGGCATACTTACCATTTGTAATTAATGTGGTTTGTGCGGCTGTTGCACGGACAGCAAGTGTGCCTGTTGCACCAGTAATAGTTATACCATTTCCATTAGTTAAACTCAACACAGCAGTTTTTGCCAATGGTGAAGTTCTAATCTGTAATGCGGCGGTATAACTAGTTATATTTACTGCTGTGCCGTTTGGGTTTTCATAGATAAAAGTAATAAACCAGTCAGCACCTTGATCAATAGTGGTGTTATAAGTTACTGCTCCCACTACTCTCTCCTAACGCTTGATTACAATAAACACAAACTGCTTCTGTTTTCTTATTTGGCATCTTACATGCTGGGCATATAGTAGCCATGCTGGCAAGGACTGCTTGAGCACTTGAGCCATCTTTTAATTCTGTTAATGCCCAGACTAAGGCGTCTAGCCTATCAGGACTTTGTCTGCTTTCTGGTGTCCAAGTGACCATCTGGTCTTCTAACTTAGAAAACATACCAACATGATGCACTCTGCCCTGCTCATATAATGCAGAAATTGGCTCAGCCCTAAGTTGCTTACCTCTTGAGGCAACAACTTTCTTAACAGGTATTAATCTATCAACTTGCTGGATGGTTGCAATAATCATGTCGCCACCGTTATTGGTTTCAGCAATAATCTTATCTGCT